GCCCTATTGGGGCATGCTGCCCAGCCGGATTCTCAAGGTGGGAAAATCATGGAGGGACCCCCGGGACCTGTACAAGGGTCGTTCTTATGAGCAAGCGAGTGCTCAGTTCCTGAACGATCTGGCGGATGGGTACCGGGGGTTTTTGTCTGTGCCCCTGATGCGGCGGTTCGTGTCGCAGTTCGCCCGCACACCTCGGCAACGAGATGTGTTGGAGATGGACTGGGTGAACGTCTCATCAGCCTCTGTGACCAAGCCATGCGTGCTCGAAGAGCAGGCATGGTATTGGCTCCACGTGCGTTACGGCCTCGAGGACGTCGACTTCATGGAAATGGAGGCGATGATACCGAGTAAACCGTTTGTGTTCATGAGCCATCCCGGTTTTAACCGGCTTGGCGCGGTGGATTACTCTTGAGCACCGGAAGCAGGGCCGTGATTGCCGGCCCTTGAAGAGGGGAGGGATGGTGGGTCTCGACAAAAACCTTTTGTTTTGAGTCGATGATCAACCAAAAATCTCCTCAGCAATCCTCACAATCCCAGGGACCATCAGCTAAAACTCTCGCACGGCGTAAAAACCGTGAAAAACGAAGACAAGCAGCTGCAATCCCTGAGGTGCGTGAGACGCGTGTTCCGAAGCCCCCTCCAAGGAAGGGGGTGACCCATTCAGTCGCTTCGCAAGTGGCGGTTGAGAATGGTAGTAACATGACCCAGATGTACATGAGCACTCTGACTTCTCCGAAGACGAACATGTCCAGGATTCCGGATGCGGAGTCCCGGCCTACGTGTTTGTTCCGGTCAGTCTATGACATGGACATCAATTGCCAGTTCAATGGCAATTCGGACGATGGGAAATTTGCCGTCATGGCCCAGCCAATCCTGGGCAAAGACGGCTTAAATCCCAACACGTTTAAGTTGGCCCTTCCAGTTCCCGGCTATCAAGTTAAGGGTACTGACTGGACCAACCCCGCGTCTTATCAACAAAACGTGGGGGGCTTGAACGTGCGAATGGACCGTTATATCCAGCAGTTGACTGGAACCCCCTCCTTTTTCTATGGAATCAAGGACGGAGGCGCGACCTCCGCCACCCAAC